AAAATCGCAAATTTGCCTTTCTGCTTGTTGTCTGGTAAAACCTTCTACACATATTCTGTAAACAATTATTATCAATTCTTTTTTCATCTAAACTATTCTTTTTTAATATATAGAAATAAAATATATGTTTGTTTAATGAAATTTGATACAAAAATATTTATTGAAAAATCTCAAATTGCACACGGTTCAAGATATGATTATTCAAAAACAAAATATGTTAATAAAAAAAGTAAAGTAATAATAACTTGTAAAATTCATGGTGATTTTGAACAAGTTGCATACTGTCATTACTATTTTAAACAAGGATGTCCAAAATGTAAAAAAAATAAAAAATTAACAACAAAAGAATTTATTGAAAAATCACAAATAATACACAATTATAGATATGATTATCCAAAAACAAAATATGTTAATTCTTATACAAAAGTAGAAGTGTTTTGTAAAATTCATGGAGATTTTCAAGTGAGACCAGCAGATCATATTCACAAAAAATGTGGATGTAGTTTATGTAATTTGGGATATAAGAAAAATAATAAAATAACAAATGAAGAATTTATTAACAAATCACAAATAATTCATGATTATAGGTATGATTATTCAAAAACAAAATATACAAATTCACGAAGTAAAGTTATTATCACATGTTTATCACATGGTGATTTTGAACAGAAGGCAGAAAGTCATACAAGAGGTAGAGGATGTCCAAATTGTAAAAAAAGTAAAGGTGAAATAGCAGTAGAAAAAATTTTGAAAAACCAAAATATTTCTTATGAAAAACAAAAAGTTTTTAAAGATTGTAAAAATATTTTAACCTTACCATTTGATTTTTATTTACCAAAATATAATGTGTGTATAGAATTTGACGGAATTCAACATTTTGAACCAGTTAAACGTTTTGGCGGAATAAATAGTTTTGAAAAATGTGTAAAATTAGATCAAATTAAAAATAAATATTGCGAAGATAACAATATAAAATTATTTAGAATTTCATATAAAGATAATATAAATGAAAAAATGAATCAAATTACGAATTTGCTAAATTTTTAAGTAATTCTATTCTTTTTTCATTAACAATATCAACATCATAATTGTATTTTATATGTTCAAATAAATTTTCACCGTGTTCTTTAATCTTATCAGGATTGTTAATATAAAAATTCATTGCTTCATACCATTTTAAATTTCCATCCTTTTCATCAATTAAAAATCCTTTTTGCTTTCCGTCTTTTTTACCTTCAATATCATCAACTGTGTAAGGACCATAATTGCTGCAAATAATTGGACAATGATGTGCGCCGGCCTCAATTACCTTTAATTGAGACTTCACCAGGTTAAAAGTAGTGTTGTTTTTTAATGGTGCAAGAACAATATCGGCATCTTGGTACATAGTACCATATGTCAAGATAGGTTTTGTCCAACGACGTTGATAAAATTCGTTTTTAAATTCTTCTTTAAATCCATAATTGTCTCTTCCATTATCATCAGCCTTCCATAACCATTCACCATAGGATGGATTTTTTATCCACTTGTTATTATTTGTAAAAATAGATTCAAAAAATGTCCATGTACTTCTTTTTGGATCATCAATTTTCATTCCTTGAGGAGTATTCATTCTCAAATCATAACCGCACAAAAAAAGTTGTGCTTTTTCTAAAAAGTTTTTATCAAATTTCTCAAAAGATGTTTTTAATAATCTTAAATCCACAAGGTGTGTTATTCCACCGCCCCATAAAAATCTTATTTTATCTGATTGATTTTTATTTGATGTCCATTGTTGCTCTCGCAAATTGACAGCGTTTGGTATAATATGTACATTTGAATTATGTTCAGCTATTTTTTCAGATAGAAAATGTGTAGTTGTTGTTACAGCATCTACTTTAGCAATTTGTTTTTCTATACTTTCTTGTGCGTTTTGTTCTTTCCACATACGAAAATTAGGATGTGAATTTGTAAGAATCCAAAAATCGTCAATATCAAAGAGAACCTTAATATTTAGCTTTTTTAACAAAGAATCAAAATGTAAAGAATATTCTGGTTTTTGAAATGGAATGGATTTATTTAAAACTACAATTTTATATTGAGATAGAAACCGCTCATCACTTAAAGGTAGTGTAGCATCAGATAAAAGTCTAATATCAACTTGGATTTCAGGATCTGACAAGCAAGTATATGGACTAAGGATTCTAAAAAAACCAACACCGTCATTATCGGCATTTAAAACTAAAACTTTAAAATTATTCATTTAATAAATATTATTTTTTATTTTTCAAAAATTAAGGACATGATGAAAAATGGACCTTGAATTTTTAATATATACTTATACTAAAAAAAAATAGAAATGTTTATGTTATTAACTAAAGAAATAATATTATTTGGAAAATCTGTTTCAATAAACGAAGTATCTAAAAAAAGTCATAAAGAAGTTGAGGTTAAATGTGATAATTGTGGTAGAATAAAATTTGTCACATTTCATTCGTATAATATTTCAACAAATAATAATACTGAAAAATATTACTGTAACAATAAAGAATGTATTAATAAAAAAAGGAAACTTGCTATACAAGAAAAATATAATGTAGATAACGTATCACAATTGGAAAGTGTAAAATTAAAAAAAATAGAAACATCTTTAACTAATTATGGTGTTGAATATCCAATTCAGTCTGATAAAATAAAAGAAAAAATTAAAGATGTGAATAATGAAAAATATGGTAAAGATTGGATAACACAAACTGATAATTTTAAAGAAAAAAGTAAAATAACAAATTTAGAAAAGTATGGAACAGAAAGCGCCATGCAATCAAATATAATAAAAGATAAAGTAAAAAAGACGTGTTCAGAAAAATATGGCGAAGATTCTTATATGAAAACTGAAGAATTCAAGGATAAAACGAAAGCTGCTGCAATGGAAAAATATGGTGTTGATCATTTTTCTAAATCTGATGAAATACAAAACAAAATTGTGAATACAAATTTAGAAAAATATGGGTTTAGACGACCAACAGAATCACAAGAAATAAAAGAAAAAATAGTAAACACATTTATTGAAAATTTTGGTGTTGATAATCCTAATAAGTTGCAATTTATTAGGGATAAAATAAAAGAAACAAATTTAGAAAAATATAACAGTGAATTCTATTCACAATCTGATGTGTATAAAAATATAGTTAAAGAAAGAAAAATATCATTATTATCGGATAAGTATAGCATGGAAATTAAAGATATAGAAAATGGAATTATAACACTGAAGTGTGAAAAATGTTGTGAAGAATTTGAAGCAAATTATCAACTTCTTTATAATAGATTTTTATTTGGTAAAACACTTTGTACAAATTGTAATCCTGTTGATTCTTTATCTGATTCTGAAATACAATTAAGAAATTTTATAAAAGACAATTATGAAGGCGAAATTATAACAAATGATCGAAATATAATAAAACCTTATGAATTAGATATTTTTTTACCAGAATTTAAAATTGCAATTGAATTTAATGGCTTGTTTTGGCATTCAGAATTATATAGAGAAAGCGATTATCATTTAATGAAAACTAAAATGTGTGAAAAATTAGGAATTCAATTAATACATGTTTTTGAAGATGATTGGTTATATAAACAAGACATAGTAAAATCAATTATTTTAATTAAATTAGGAGTTTTAAATAAAATATATGCCAGAGAGTGTGTAGTGAAAGAAATAGTTGATAAAAAAATTGTTCGTGAATTTTTAGATTTGAATCATATTCACGGATATAATTGTGCAGATATAAATATTGGATTATTTTATAATGAAAATTTAGTTTCTGTTGTGTCTTTTAGAAATTCTAAAAATGATGAATATGAAATGTTCAGATTTTGTAATAAAATAAATTATAATATAGTTGGTGGTATTGAAAAAATGTTAAATTATTTTACTGATTTATATAATTTTAAAAAAATAATAAATTATGTGGACAGAAGTTATTTTAATATTGATAATTTTTTAAAAATTGGGTTTAAATTAGATGGTACAAAAAAACCGAATTATTTTTACATTGTTAATGGAAAAAGAGAAATTCATTACAACTATAGAAAAAAAGTATTAATAAAACAAGGATTTGATAAAAACAAATCTGAACAGGAAATTATGAAAGAACGTAAAATATACAGAATATATAATTCCGGTAGTTTTATATTGAAATTGCTTAAATGAACTCTTACTACACTAGCAACAACCATTTTTTGTTTTTTGTAATGGTTTGATCCTTTTTTCTTTCTTGATAGTGATCGTTGTTCAATCCTTAATTGTTTTATCGATGATTTAAAGAAATCTTTATTCTCGAATTTCTTTCCATCTGATGTTATGCAAAAATCTTTAACTCCTAAATCCAAACCAACTGTTGTCGATTCAGAAATCGGATTTTTATTTGGTTATTTTTTAATTCGAATATATTTTGTACATTTGCATTGTTAAACATAAAAAAAACAAACAATGTCACACACAAAAGAATATATTGAATCTTTAGAAGAGCAAGGATATTCACCTTTCAATGATAATCCCAATTTTGAAATTGCAGAAAATTTGGATTTTATTTATCAGCAAAAGCTGGCTGAACAAGAGCAAGAAGAATTCGAATTGAAGACGGAATTAGAAATTTCTTCATCTGAAATTAGCACACAAAACTGTAACACCTTATAAATATGAAAAGTACAATAAAAAGTAAAGTAGTATTATCCACAATTGATATTGACTATGAGAATGGTTATCATTGTGAATATACCATCAAAAATAGCAAACTTATTTTTGGACGGTTTTATAGTGATCGTTATAAATATCTTTATTTTGTAGATGATGAAACACTCGACAAATTAAAGAATACACACTGGTCTAATCATCATAAAATTTATAAAGAACCAAAAGTAACCAAAAAATGGTTGGAAAATTTTAACGAATTCAACAAATTGGTTTATATTGGTGGTGGAATTGATGGAATGCTAGCACATTCAAATGGAACATTTATATCAACGCCAATTCTTCTTGATGATATATTTTTTCAATGTTTTGAGCATGTTGAAACAACAAAGCAAGAATGTGAAAAGATAATCAAATCAATGAAATCAAAGTATATCATATCAAGCAACATTGTTGGGATTCCATCATATAATCAAAGTTCAGGAGTTAGTGATCATTACACGTTATATTTGACTGTAAAAGTACCTGATAACATTTATTTGAAAATTCTTGGAAATAATACTCATCTTAATAATGTTCATAAAAAAGAAATTGTTAAATTTTTAAAAAAATAAATCATGAAAATAATTAAAAAATTTGTAGCTGTTCAATTAGAAAAGGAAACAACAGATGATAAAGTTAATTTAAAGTTAATTTCGGAGAAATTAATGGTCCTTATTATTCACGGGATTATCCAGAAGAAGAATTTGAAACTGAACAGGAAGCAATAGAATATGCTTTCAAAAAAGATTCATATGCGAGATGGTTAATTGTTCCAATAATTAAATTTGATAATTTTGATAATTTTTAAAATGAAAAGAGACGAATATACTGAATGCTCAAAGTTTACTTATAAAGGCAAAACTTACAATTTCGTATCAAGACTTGGTCAACTTATCACGGGCGAAATTGGCGGCAAAGAGAAAAAAATAAATGAAATGGCCGACACTTTTGAATGGACAAAACCTTTTGTTGTTACCACTAAAGGCTACGAAGGTGTAAAATTCGAAATTGGTAAGGAAACAACAACGTTAAATTTGATACAAAGTGCAGAATTGTTAAACACATTAAAAGACTTTGTCGAATCTGTTGCTCAAATAACAACTTATGTTGAATATTATAACGATTTTGATAAAAAAATTGATGATGTTGTAAAAAAATCATATAACAAAGAAAACAAAGAATATAGTATTGGTGGCAATTATGCTATGTTTTTAAAAACTGTACATAGTATTCCAGGTACAGAAATTAAAATGACAGATAATCATAAAGCTGCTGAAATTTTAAAAGTAGCGTACAAGAAAAAACATTCTAAAGATAAACTTATATTTGATTCTGAATTAAGTGATTGTTACATTTATACTAAGGATAAATATACTGCAAAACGTTTTTTACTTTGGATATATGAAAATTATATTAAATCCTGGCTCAATGATAATGATGTTGAACATTACTTACAATTCGAAGAAGATTATAAAAATTCAAGTTCAGAATTAAAGAAATATTTTAATCATTTAATGATGAAATTTTAATGAAAAAAGGTGATAAATATATTTCTGTTCAGGATTTATCTCTTTGTGATTATGAAAATGATGATGGAGAATTTGTAGGTTCGGTTCACATTGAAGTTGGTTCTGTCTTTTTTATTAAAGAAATTAATACTTGGGGTAATAACGTGGATGTTTTGTTTATATCATCAGTCAATCCGCAGATAGTAATTTCCATAAGAATGAAAGATGATTTGGTATTCGGATTTTTGAATTTGAGTTTAATAATACCAAAATCAAATTTGAAATTTGAAGAATATTTTATGACTTTACAACAATCACGGAATTTAAAAATAAAGAAACTTTCTTCAATTTAATTTTTTTATCCCGAATTAAAGTCTTATATTTGCATTATAAAAAATGAAAATTATGAAAAACTTAAAACTTAATGTTATTGTAGGTGGGATCTTTCTTTCTTTATTTGTGGGTTTTTGTTGGAAGTTTCTTAGTTGATCGTGCAGAATATAACAAAAAAACGACAGGTTTTTATTGTAATTATAAAAAGAAATGAAAAAAGTAACAGATTATTTTTTTTATGCGCTGATTTTATTACAAATTGTAATTATTGCCGCAAAACTTTTAGGATTTGGTGTTCCATATGTTTGTAATCCAACAAATTGGGGATGGTATTGCTGGAAATTGTATTTTCCGCTACTCATTTTTGCGTTCCTTAAAATTGGTTTTTGGGTTGCGGCACCTTTTTCAGAGTTGTTTACAATTATACTTAATTGGGTTGTAATTTTAGGAATATGCTTTTTGTTTTACAATTTCTTTTTTGTAGATAATGGAATTTTTGGGTTTTTAAAATAAATTTATGAAAGCAAGTGACGTTTTAATTTTGGATCTTTTTGATAGTGCCTTTGAAAACACAACACAAGCAGGTATTGAAATTTCAATTTTTATTAAATCATTTTTCTTAAAAATATTTGGTAAGGATAAATTTCCGGAAAAAATATCAGATCAAGATTTGAACATTTTTACAAACGAAGTTCTAAAATTAAAAAATAGTCAACAGCTTTATATCATAAAACATTTTTTAGATAATTATTATAATTTATCAGGTGATAATACACCACAAATTAAAGCTACTGAAAAGTTTCTTGTTAATAAAAATTTCTCAAAATTTAGAGATATTATTAAATTAATAATAGAAGAAGAAAATTGTTCTGCAATAATAAAATATTGTTCTCAATTAAATATTAGATGTGTCACAGAAAAAGAATTTTATATTCAAAAACAAAGAAAAGACAAATTAAATAAAATTTTAAGCCATGAAACTGAGAAAGAAAATAACATTTAAAATAATTAAAAATGCGTTTATTGATGCATTACGTGATACATATCAAGAAGAACAATCTACACCAGAAGAGGATAGGTGGGTTAGATTAGAGTTATGGAAAAATGGATTATCGCCAAGTTTAGAAAAATTTGATAAAATGTCAATTAAAGAAATTGAAAACCTTAAAAATAAATAAAATGAAAATTTTTAATATTAAAATGTCTAAAGAATCATTGAAGATTTTGTCTTTTTTAATTGTATATTCAATTGTTTTGTGTTGGGCGATCAACAACATAGGTTACCGACACAAAGAAATGAATGGCAAAATTTATAGTGCGATTCATATATATTTGCCTGGTTATATTGAAGTTGGTAAACCTGCTGACACATTTCAATTGAAACCTTTTGTTGGCAGTGAACTTAATGGGTTTAGTTTAACAATTGATGGTTATAAAGGAAATGATACTTTATCTATGGAGGCAAATGCTTTTTTAGCATTAAAAATGACATTTCTTGATTCAACTTATACTCTTACCAAAATAGGCAAAGATTTGGTTGCAATTTCACCAGAAAAATCTTGGAAAGAATGGAGTTGGATTGCACCTTACCGATTGGAATCTTGGAAATTAAAAAAGTAATTATGTCAAACAACAACTCTGACTACCTCGATTTCATTGATCCAAACATATTTAATCCAGGTGATTATGTACGATGCACAAGTACAAAATTAAAACATTGTGATTTTAATTCTACTTATAAAGTAGCAGAATCTAAAAACACTTGGTCAATAAGATTAGAAGGTTCTAAACACTTTGTAAGTTCTCTGAATTTTGTTGCTGGAAGTATTAAGGATGTGCGTGCTAAAAAACTTAAAGTTTTGAGTGGTGAAACTAAAACTGAAAAAATTAGTACAGTCAGAAAAATTAACCGTAATAAAAATTTGGATGAAAAGAAATTCAAACTATTTGAAATGTTATTAAACAGATGGCTTACAGACCGTAGATATATTGATTCTCCTCAACATTTGTCAGATCCATATTATACTTATGAAGAATTTTTAAAAAAAATTGTTAAATCAGATAGAATTTTTGGTGTTGAAATAAAAGATTTTGATGTCATTAAAAATATGAAAGTTTCCGAAGCATTTGATTTGTATATAAAAACAAAACAATCAGTTAAAAAATAAAGTTATGATAGAATTTATGATTTTAAGTTTATTTTTGGTCACTATTGTTGTTTTTGTTGGCTGTCTTGTTGCCGCAATTATTAAAAAACCAATAATATTTAGATTGTTTGAAACATTATTTTGGATAGAAATGCTCATGCTTACTGTATGGCTTGTGTTTTCAAATGTACCATTACAATTACATCACCTTGTGCCAGTCGATAATTATTCATATTATAGATTACTTGCTGAGATGATTGGAATCAAATTAGTAGGAATTCTTGGTTTTTTGGCAACTTGTTATGGAATATATAATGCGTGGACAAAGAAGATAGATTTTAATATTCACAAATAAAAATTAAAAAAAATGGAAGCAATTAAAAATAGTTCAAATTTTAAAGTGTTCCTTAAAAGATTAATTCCAAGTGTGACTCTTTTTATTGGCTCTTTTCTTTTTGTGTGTTTATGTACATATTTAGTTTCGTTGAGTGAAGATGATATTACATTATGTATGGGAACAATGTGGCACATTTTAATACTAACAGTAGGTATATACTTTTTAGTTTTAAGATATTTTTTACCTTATTATTAAACAATGATTTTTATTACAAAAATATTTTTTGTATTTTTGTTTTAATGATAAAGGTCATCGTAGATTATGGCTTAATTATGAAACATTTGAGCAGGCTTATCAAGATTATGTGCAAAGGCATTAAACAAAATTTTAAAATAATCTATGACACATTATTGGAAAATATCAGTTAAAAATTATGAAAAGCATCTTGTTAAAATTGGAGTACCATTAGATAATTCTTCTGCATTATTTAATAATGATAATATAAAAAAAAGTAATCTAAAACACATTTTTATATATCATTTTAACAATTATTCTAAAGATTGGTGGGGCTGGAATCACAATCGTTTAAATGATCCTGGAGAAAAATTTATGGGCACTCTTGATGATAAAATTGAACGTAAAAATAAATTGTTAAAAATCAAAGAAATATTAAATGAAAGAAATTGATATTTACACTGATTGTTCTTCTAGAGATTGTGAAAATTATGGGATTTCCGTTTTTATTATTGAAGATGAAGTTCAAAAGGCACTCATGTACAAAACAAATCTTCAAGAATTAATTAAAGAATTTAATGTTTTGTTTGATGGAAAAAATTATAAATCTAAGTCTATTACAATATTTGAATGTTATGCCATATTCAAAGCATTACAATGGTTAAATTTTCAAACATTAAATTACAATAAAATTAGAATTTATACAGATAATGAATCTGTTTTTTTGCGGTTAAATAATTGTAAATGTAAAAGCAGAAACATTTTAGATAAAATTTTAACTGATCATTGTTTATCAATTATTAATTCTAATGTTGATGTTCGTTTAATAAAAGCTCATTGTGGTGTTTATGGTAATGAAATTGCAGATTATATCGCAAAAAGTGCTTTAAGAAAAACAGAAAATGTTTTAATAAAAACAGAACAAAGAAATGGCATATTATCAAAAAAATCATTACAGAAAGCAATTTATGCAAAAATGCGAAAATATAAAATAAAATGATAATCTATTGTGAAACATATGACGATTTTATATTTGAATTTGATAATCTAATATCAGATGGATATACTTGGTGGTTAGGTGATACAGATTACATTAATTTTCATGATCAACCAAATGGATTGTGCTTATTTATAGATAAAAATAAGAAAAAACTTTCATGGTCAAGTCACACATATGCAGAAGAGAACCATAGTAAAGCATTTTTTCATGCTAGAAGAAAAGCAAAATTAAAAAAACTAAAAAAATTGGAAAATGAAAGTTGAAACTATTGTTGCGGGTGATTATGTTGTTTGTATAGATAGTATTGGATCTTATCTAATACAAGGTAAAATTTATAAAGTAGAAAGAATAGAATTGGGTTCTTATTTAGCTATAAAAATATACAAAATAAAAAAAATAACGAAAAGAAAAAATGACGATATAATTTATGTTTTAGATGAAACGAACAAAATCGGCGGTTATTATGCAACAAGATTTAAAAAATCGATAAAAGAAACAAGAAAAAATAAATTATTGAAAATATTCAAATGATAAATATTGGTGATTCGGTAGAATGTGTTGATGCTTCATGTGTGTCTAACCCAAGGCAAACATTATAAAGTAAAAAACGTAATAGAAATAGAATATGTTACACAATCAACATATCTTATTGTTAAAAATGATTTCGACGAATTTATGGAATATCCGGATATTAGATTTAAAAAATTAATAAACGAAACAAGAAAAAAAAATTAAAATTTTTAAAGTGTCACAATCCGAATTTTTGAGAAATAAAAAATAAAAATATGTTCGAAAATGTAAATTTAAGTAGAAAATGTATTAACGAAGTTATACGATTTTGTCATTTGGTATATTTTGAAGAATTAATATCTACTAAGGAAGTTAAAAGATACAGTACTTTGATTTTTATGATCGAAAGTGGTGTAAATATTATTCCTGATGAAAAAGATAATGAGATAATAATTATAAGTGATGATACGGTTTTTAAAATATCTGTGATAAGTTGAATTTGAAATATTCTGATGATATAGAAATATCATACAACAGACACACGAATTTAATAAAAAGTATGAATGATAGTAATAAATTTAACAAACTTAATTTTATTTAATCATAAACAAACCAAATTAAATCTAAATTTTCTTTTTTAACGCATTCAATTCTGACAGCCATATCTCGTTTATAGACGTGGCTTTTGTTTTTTCAATGTCTTCCTTCATTTTATCATAAAGACCTTTCAGATCAGCTAATTTTTCTTTTGAGAAGCTAATTAGAGATATGTTCAGTAAGTAATCATAATCACCATTGTGTTTTTCGATTCCTCTACTTTCTATTTGAGAAATAATGTTGTCTTTATTCTTGTTTTCAAAAACTATTTCTTTTTTAAGAACACAATTAATAAATTTCATTTTGTTGATATAAAATTTTTTGCTTTCTTCTAATTTATTTAAAATATTCTTTTTCCTTAAATCGTAATATTTTAAACGAATATCAATAAAGGTATCAATTATTTCATATTGATCTTTATATTCATGTATCTTTTCGTTTTCATCAAATAAATTCATGTTGTTCATGCTAATATATGTTTCAAGATTGAATTTTTTAATGATCATATCATCAGTCATTGTTTCTAAAGTTTCTTCAGCTATCGAAATATCAATATTAACATCAGTGTCTGTACAATATTTATCATAATCTTTTATAAATTTTTCATCCATTAATTTGTCTAAAAATTCATAATATTTATCGTTCCATGTATAAACAGGAAGCTCTGTAATTTTTATTGTCGTTTTATTTATTCTGCTAAAAATGCCTCTTGAAATATATCTTTTGTTTAAATCATCATAAACAATTTTACCTTTGAAATTTTTAAACCAAGGTTCAAGTTTGATATTTTTTTTGTTTTTTATTTTATTTTCAATGTAAGTGATAATATCTGATGGATTAAATGGTGGAATATATGTTGACCATCCGGTGCCAATGCCTTCAACGTTATTTATTAGCGCCATTGGCAAAATGGGCAAATAAAATTTCGGTTCTATTTGATATCCGTCATCTACTAGATAGTCTAAAATCGCATCATCATCATTTTTAAATATATCTCTAGTAATAGGATTTAATTTTGTAAAAATATATCTACTTGCTGATGCATCTTTTCCTCCCTTGCCTCTGGTTCCATATTCTCCATTTGGTTCTAATAGATTAATTGTATTAGAACCTATAAAATTTTGCGCCATTCCGATTATAGTTTGCTCCAGCGAGGCCGGACCGTGATGATATGCAGCCAACTCTAAAATTGAACCCATCAATAATTCAACTTTAACTTCATCTTTAAAATTTCTTTTAAATAGTGTATATAAAACTTTTCTTTGAGAAGGTTTTAAACCATCCGAAATATTTGGTATAGATCGAATATTATCTGCCATACTAAATTCAATAAATTCATTATTAAAAAATGAATTGTAATTTTGCTTCATTTTAAATTTATCTATCTCAACAGAAGGATTATATGATAAAAGCCAATTTTTTCTATCTTCTACTCTTTTTTTATTGAAAGCTAAATCTACCATTCCTCTTTCTTTTTGAATATCAGTAGAATTAAAACGAATTAAATGTTTATTTAAGTCTTTAAAGAAAAGTTTTGCTTCTGGTGGTTCGATTGTTCCAAGACCTTTTATCCATTTTATATAATAACCACTTTCAGTATTAGTTTCTTTCCATTTGCGATAATCTACTAACCTATAAAAATATTTTACTTTAGCGGTTTGTCCACTTCCTTTCTTGATTTTAACTATAGGTGTAATGAATTCATAAAGGAAATCGAGCTGTAATATTTCCGGCCAGTAAGTGTCGAACAGGTTGATAATCAGACCTTTAATATGCGAACCGTCGCAATCAGCATCAGACATAATTACAACTTTACCATATCGTAATGTTCTTGTAGATGTGTATTTTTTACCAAATTCTAATCCTAATGCAGAAATTATGCTTGAAATTTCTTCATTATCCCGCATTTTTTGAAGTGCTATCTCCCTGACATTCAAAGGTTTACCCTTAAGTGGATAAATACCATAGTAATCAGTGCCAGTTACAGAAAATCCCCTTTTAGCTGTAGATGCTGCAGAATTGTGTGATATAATACCATTTGATAATGAAAAAGATTTATCATTATCAATAGTTATATCAACCATATTATCATATTCTTCTGTAAATTCTATATCTACAATATCAACCAATTCTAAATAATTTTGTATCATAACAAATTTTTATTTTTATAATAATCAAGTATTAATTTAAGATTATGATCATTTTTATCACAATCCCAAATTACGATATAATTATAATTATTATCAGTAGCAACTTTTTCTTTCAAAATATCTTTATTTTCTAAATCTTCTTTCTTTAATGTCTTATCAAAAGGATGATACCAGTTATTATATTCTTCTGTTGTCATTTTATATTTATTCGGATGCCATCTTTTGCCATTATATTCTATAATGATTTTGTTTTTTAAATCAATAAAATCATAAAAAAATTTCCTTTTTTTATTTATTGTTTCATCAAAATATTCTAAAAAAAATTCATCTTCACCAAAAATAATATCATTATCATTTATTTTAATAATCTTTATCAAATTAGTAAAAAAAACGAAAGATTCTTTTGAATAAAAACCACCAAAACCATGACAAACCGGCATGACACTTTTTATTCTATTTTTGTATTCTATAATAGATTTTTTATAATCTCCATTATTTTTTTTCAAAAAATAATTCATTGACATGCTATCTTTTTTCTTACAAATTTCATTCCATATTTTTTCTCCTTCTTCTGAACCATATTTTTCCAAATAATATTCAATTGTTTTGGAATTTTTTAAATTTTTTATAAATGATTCATATTCTTCTTCATTGAGTCTACTTTTAAGTGATTGATAATTTTTATATTCATCATAACTTTTATAATTTTCTAAATAAAATGGACTTTTATTTCTATTATGAATTAATTCCAATGCTTTTTTTTCATCAATATTTATAGTTTTAGAAACAAATATTACAGAATTTGGATTGTATTTTTTTCCTTCGCAATTTTTATTTTTTCCTTTACAATAAAAATTTTTACTATAAATTAAATCTTCTATTATAACAAGATATGTTTTTTTATATTTTTCAAATTTAAATTTTAAATCATACCAAGCATAAAATCCACAAAATCCACATTTTTTTATTTCAAAATTGTAATTTTTTAAAATGTATTCATCAAGCGAAATTTTTAATTTTCTTGAAATTGAAGTTTTTAAACCTTTGGTTAATTTCATAGTATCATAGTTTTTATCATTTGAAAAATTTGAAGATTTAAATTTAATGTAATCATTTTCATTTTTGTTATTTTTATTTTTATAATATAAGATCATAATTTTATTTTTTATCTTATATATAAATTTTTAAAATCATTATTTAGACAGAAGGAATATTTTTTAGTGAAGGTTAAATTTTTTCATATGATACAATAAAATGTCTATTTTTATTTAAATTTTTACACTCAATCATTAAAAATTTATAATCTATACTATCAAAAACTGAAAATTTGTGATTTTTAGAACTATAAACATCACCAGTTGTCAATGTTAATATATAATCATAATTTTTATATTTTATTTTTTCCATTTCAATTATTTTAATAAAGTCATCAAAAAATGTATTTTTGTTTATAACCATTTTGTGTCTGTT